GGCTCGCGGACTTTCGCGTTTCTACCGGCGACCTTACCGGTGTACACGAAAGCGACATCCTCCTGACCTAAGGAGATATCAGGGGTATGTTCTTTCTGGTCAGCTATCTTAGCTTCAAGTGAAGCAAGACGGGCTGCTGCAGTCTGTGACTGCTTTTTGCCATGTCTCTTCGGAGTCCTATTCGGTTTCTTCGAAGTGGCAGAACTAGGGTTAGATTTTTCTAACGCCTTGTTAACTGCGTCTACCGTTCCTTCGGTGACGACCTGTTGGGCGACAAGTTTTGCGTCCTTCATGTTAACGATCTCCTTCCTGAGTTTGTTGATTGGCATAATTTATGCCGTCTTCAAATTCGGCCATCCACTCTCTAAACCGAGACTGGGCAACCATTGAGCCTTCGGGGTTACTAGCCCTTGAAGTAAAGCTCCAACCAGAGTCCGCTAAGGCTCCGGCTCTGACACAGTACTCCAGAAATCCTGGACGTTCTGCATCCAACGCGATCAACGCCAAGATCAACGTTGTCGTGTCGAACTCCCCTTGACTGTAATGCATGCAGTCATTGGCAGTGTAATTGAATTGTGCCATATGATATGGCCTCCTTTCAATTTCAGTTTCGCGGAACAGGGTCTGTTAAAGATCAAACTCCATTCCACTGTCGGAGTGTTCCGATCCTAGTCCGGACTGTGCAAGAAGTTTCTTGACAGGATCCGAAGCCCTATTTCTGTGTTCAGTCAGAATAGGCGCCATGAATTCATTAGGTCTAACATGGCCTAACATCATGGTAAGACTCTGATAATACATCAGTATGTCTTCAGCAGCCTGGACGAAATCTTCCCAGGCTGCGGCGCATTGCATCCTATGATAGGCTTCAATAGCGTCTTGAGCGAGTGACTCGGCAAGGACTATTGGTCCTTCTTGAGTCTGCCGTTTAACTTCAGGCTCGCGGAACTTAACGTTCCTAGCTAGCTTGAGGTTAGATACGTCAAAATGACGTTCTACGGCCTCTTCCACATCTGCTGATGCAAGATGGTGGTCAAATTGGGTCGCAATGGCCTTAGTGGCCTCCGCGAGAGTTCGAAGTTCGAGCTCTGTAGAATTAAGATCAATTGAATCTAATTCCACCCCAACGCCGTAAGGCCTAGGTAATAACCTTAGGCGGGCGATGATTTCGTGAATACCTGCTTCCTCGAGTTCGGGATATGCGGTATAGAACGTGTCGACCCGATCGTCATAATAGTCGATCTGGTCGTTGAGGTTAGACAATGATGAAGTATATTTCAACTTCTTCTTGTCGAGAATCTGTGTTGAAGTAATATACTTCCCACAGAATTCTACAATACTAGTGTTGGTGAAAGATTTATCATTATTAATCTTTAAACCAATCTCGGTGCAGAATTCTTCATACCGACGCCCGATGGCGCGGTTGAATATCGTGCAGTCGTCCCCGACCACTTGGCCGATAGGTCGACTAGTACACGGATTCAGGAATTTTCCTGTTTCCTTGTAGTAACAGTAGGCTACCATTAGTCCATTAGACAATGATGCCAAGGGGAAGGATGGGGGAGTACCCATTCCTGTACCCGTACCGAACTTGATAGTCTCATGTTTGAGACCAAGTGCGGACGCGTCCCACTCGCCGTAATTGATACGATCGAGTAACGCGAGGTCGAATTCTCGTAAGATGTTCAATTCTACGAGATTTTCAACGAACGGTCTCTGTATATATTTATACGAGAACAAGTCCGTGAAGGAAGACTGATCATAAGAACAGAATTCCTCAGGACAGGGCTTTTTGCCATTAGCAATTAGCTCCTGTTGCACAATGTGTCTGGATTTATCCTGATCCATTACACCTTGTAGTGTCCATCTTGACTCGAATTCTTCGAGCTTATGGAACATAGGCCTTGACAGACTGTCAAGAGCTCCCTCCAGAATCCATACGACCCTGGGTTTCTGAGCATCCTTTGGAACTACCGCGGCAGCACCGACGGGTAACGTTCCTTGAGGCTTGGGAGGAAGAGAGAATTCACCCTCTTCCAAGTCCACCCCGTATACGGCAGCTGACCAGCTGTCTAACGGGTAATCTTCAAACATACTGTATACTACAGGATGTTGAAGGGATGACTGAAGATCTGCAAACTCTGCAGATCCACGTTTAGTCGGAACCAGTTTTCCGTCCTTAACGTGACGGCTGGCTTTTCCGCTTTTGGAGATACTACGAAGAATATCATATTCTCGGTCTCCTGAAATACACAACTTTTTCACTAGGAATGGTGTGTATTGCCCCACAAAGTCCTGATAATCCTGGACTAAGTCGAGGTTCGGATCGCATACGTGGGATATCACATCACGTTGCGCCTTAAGCTCCGTCCGGGACAGTGATTCAATCACTGCCGCGGATTTGAGGTTAGTCAGTGACGCCCATAACCTCAGGGTGTCATCTGAACGAGGGAGTTGGACCAGATCTCTGATCCACTTATCCTTAAAGTCCTCGGGTTCTACGTAACCTTTCGTAGACCCGTCCTTGTCCGTATCACGTTGACGGATCAAGTGTGGGACGGATGCTGGGTTGATACTCAGATCTCCCTGCATCAGATTATGAAACACCGCACTGATTTCAGTGGCAGTTGTAACATAATCAGTAGGCGACTGATTTACCAGTTGTCCTACTGCCTTCTGGATAGCGTTATCATCTAGGTAACCTTCCAGACTGGCCCTTAAGTGGCCGCAAACTGCAGAGGTATCTAAACTTGATACCATACTATCCCTCCTTTCGCGTGACAACCAAGTCACACAGGGAGAGAACTGCAGATTGCAGTGTCAGTCGCGCTTGCTCAGCGCCCTTGACAAGGTTGTACAACGACTATTTTAGTCTGCGTACAAATGCACGAGCTTCTAGATAAGAAGTG